TTCTGGAGTTCCTGATGCTCCAATTAGTCGTCTTGGCGGCAGCACGTTTGTCATGGATGACGGTCATAACAAATATTTGCGTAAAACTAGTCCGGGTAAAGGACCACCTGAGTATGCCAGTGTTGAAGACGGTGATACAGACGGTGATCCAACTCGTCCCCATAATGAATTAATTAGACTTCGTACTCGTACTGGGGCACAAATACTATTTCATACGTCTGAAGACTTGATTTATATAACCAACAGTCGCGGCACCAGCTGGATTGAAATGACCAGCGATGGCAAAATAGATGTGTATGCGCAAGACAGTATTAGTGTGCATACAGACAATGACATGAATTTTTTTGCAGGCAGAGATATCAATTTAGAAGCTATTAGAAATATCAATATCAAAGCAGGCGGTAATCATCAACTAGAAGTTATAGGAAATAAAACTATCATCGTAACTGGTAATAGAACAATTAGTGTAAAAGGTACACACGACGAAACTATCATAGGTGCTACCAATTTATCCATCCAAGGTGACTACAATCAATTATTAAATGGCGGGTTGGGAATTACTGTTGCCAAAGATACTAATATAAATGTTACTGGCGGAACTGCTATTACCAGTGCAAAAGATTTTAACGTTAAAACAACTGGCGGAAATAATCTAACTGCTGGCAAAGCCACAAACATCAAGAGCGGAGGCAACCATGTGGAAACAGCCGCGCAAATTCATATGAACGGACCAGCTGCCACAGCCGCTACAGAAGCAACAAAAACTACTAAGGCTAAAATTCCTGTAGCATTAGCAGTATATCCTAACCCAACTGAAACAGACGGAACAACAATCAACAGCATCATGTTAAGAGTTCCCACAACAGAACCATATCCGCATCATGAAAATTTAAATCCAGAATTATTCAAACGAGATAAAACAGATGCCAACACCGCGAACACGTCTGCACAATCAAAAGTATCAGGGTAATTTATGAGCATATTTTCTAGAGTCAGCGCAAATCTTAGCGCAGTTAAAAAACTTGCCAGTATTGCGCATCTTGGTAACGGTATCAGTATTGATGCTGCCAAGTCTCTGATTTCAAAACAATTGAGTGCCGTAACATCTGGGCTCACTGGCGCAACATCTGGGCTCACTGGCGCAATTACTACAGCAACAAAAGTAGCTGGAGTTGCTACAACTGTAGCTAAAATTACTGGCGGAACTCTCAGCAGTCCGGTGTCTCCGGCTCCAGTAGTTTTTAGTACTCCTCCTATAATTAAAATTGAGTCCAGTAAAGACCAGCTAGTAGTTGTAGCAAACAACCAAGACTCTCTATTTTTTAGTTGGGAAATTATAGGGGCTACCAGTTTTTCAATTGTTGATTCGCGTCCTTTTATAACATTGCTACAAACCAACCCAGGCTGGGTTGGAGAGGGCCCATTTACTCCTACATTAGGAGGATCAGATTTTAAAGGTGCCGGCTTTACTATCACTGCTTCTAACAGCCGTGGAACTACAGTTGAATCAAGACAGTGGACACTTGTTCAACCCGATTTTGCACTTGCCCCCACACCTTCCCCCACAGTTTATACCCCAACTGTAGCCGCCGGCAGTGGCCTCAAGATAGTTATTTCCGGAGGCAAGCCCGGTGCAAGCTATAATAGTTCGTTTAGTCAAATTAAATCTGGTATTACAATTACTAGTTCAGTTAGCGGAACATTTGATTCATCCGGTAACGATATTATAGGTCCGTTTGATCCCGCCGAATATATAGGAACACTAACAAGTAACGGTGTTACTGTATCCTATGATATCACTATATAAGGAATTAATATGGCAGATTTAACACCCAGCATAGAACCAGTAATTGGGACAGCAATAGAAGTTCCAACAGATTACTGGAAAGCCTACACAACTCAAAAAGATGTGTTTGATAGGCCACCTCCTCCTGCGGATCCAGAAGATCAGCAAAATCAACAATAAGGAATAATCATGGCATCAAACAACAATCTATATGACAAAATTGTATTACCAGCAGTTAAACAGCCGGGCGGCAATATGTCAAAGATGTACAAGGGGTTCAGTACGGTTAGCACCAATACGGAAAATTATAATCTTTATGATTTTGACCTAATCAAACAGGATATTTTAAATCATTTTTATACTCGTCAAGGCGAGCGACTAATGAATCCAGGGTTTGGATGTGCAATATGGGACATATTGTTTGAGCCGTTGACTGAGCCTTTGAAAGATCTTATTTTAAAAAATGTTAATACCATAGTAAATTATGACCCAAGAGTACAAGCAGAGAATGTCATAGTAACAGCATATGATACTGGAATTCAGATTGAATTGACCTTGCTGTATGTGCCCTATAACCTACAACAAACGCTACAATTGCAGTTTGATCAAACAAATGGACTGGTAGTGCGATAAACTACGCACATATTCTTTACAAATAAATACACTACTAGGACAATTAAATGAGCTCAACTGATAGACAAAATAATCTGTTAATTAATCAAGACTGGAAAAAGATATACCAGTCTTTTAAAAATGCTGATTTTCAAAGTTACGATTTTGAAAACCTACGCAGAACTATGATCACTTATCTGCGTACTAATTATCCGGAAGATTTTAACGATTATATTGAAAGTTCAGAATACCTTGCATTAGTGGATCTAGTGGCTTTTGTCGGGCAAAGTATTGCTTTCCGTGTAGACTTAAATGCTCGTGAAAATTTCTTAGAACTGGCCGAGCGCCGTGACAGTGTGCTAAGACTAGCCCGTTTGATTAGCTACAATGCCAAGCGAAATATTCCAGCTCAGGGATTATTGAAGTTTACCACGGTTCGTAGCACAGAAACAATTGTTGACAGTAATGGTAGAAATTTAGCAGGACAAGTTGTAACTTGGAACGACCCTGCAAACTCTAATTGGTATGACCAATTTATCAAAATAATAAATGCAGCCATGCCAAGTACACAACAATTTGGCAATCCAGCCGCAAAAGATAACATATACGGAATTCCAACAAGCCAATATAGATTTCAAAGTAATAACGCTAATGTGCCAGTCTATGGTTTTACTAAAACTGTTGCTGGACGAAATATGAATTTTGAAATTACCAGTACAACGTTCAGTGGTCAAAGTTACATTTATGAAGAACCGCCTAAACTTGGAAATAAAATTGCCTGTATATACAGGAATGACGGGCAAGGCGCTGGCAGTAACAGCAATGGATTTTTCTTTAATTTTACCCAGGGGATTTTAAATGTGGGTGCGTTTGCGATAAGTCACCCCAACAGCAATGAAAGCGTAGATATCAACACTACCAGCATCAATAACAATGATGTGTGGTTGTATAGATTAAATCAATCAGGTGCAGAGTCTGAATTATGGACACAAGTTCCAACAATATCTGGTAACAATATCATTTATAACAGTTTAAATAAAAGTATAAAAAATATTTACAATGTTATAACTCGCGCCGGCGATGCAATTAGTCTTGCATTTAGTGACGGAGTTTTTGGAAATCTTCCATTAGGCGATTTTAGAACTTATTATAGAGTCAGTAATGGATTATCATATATAATTAATCCCGCAGATATTAGAAACGTTTCAATAGCAATACCCTATACCAGTAGAAAAGGTCAAGTTGAAACACTAACTGTCACATTAAATTTACAAACTAGTGTTTCAAATTCGTCTGTATCCGAAACTAACGCTAGTATTAAAGCCAATGCGCCTCAAACTTATTATACACAAAATCGTATGATAACTGCGGAAGACTACAACATTAGTCCTTTATCTGTTACCCAACAAGTTGCTAAAGTCAAAAGTATCAATAGAACAAGCAGTGGTATAAGTAGATATTTTGATCTTAAAGATCCCACAGGAAAATACAGCTCAACAAATTTATATGCCAACGACGGTATATTGTATCAAGATTTTTACACACAAATAACCAATTTTCAGTACGCAACAAAAGTTGACATAGAAGGAATTATATATAATACCATTTATGAAATTTTGCAAACCATTGAGTTAAGAAATTTTTACTATGCTAATTTTATAAATTTTTTGACGACCAGTCTGAATATTAGTTGGTACCAGGCAACTGCGACTAGCTCAAACAGTTCTGGTTATATAGGCAACATAGTTGGCGCTATTCCGTTTACAGTGGGAAATTATACGGCCACTGATCTTAAATATCTAACAGCAGGTGCGTTAATTAGATTTGTAGCACCTACGGGTCATTACTTTGATAAAACTAATTCAAATGCGTTGACATCAGGAACAACTGGCGCCTTAGGCAGCACCAACTACATATGGGCAGAAGTTGTCAATGTCAAAGGAAACGGAATTCCATCACCGGGCATTGCAGGCCCAATCACATTGAATGTAGTAGTGCCACAAGGCGCAGTTATTTCACAAATTATTCCTAAATTTTCTACAACTTTAAATTCAAATATCATTACTACCATGATAGATTCGATTTATAGCAACAGACCATTTGGATTAAGATATGACGGTACATCACAATCTTGGCAAATAATTTTTGAAACAAATTTAAATCAAACATCTGCATTTAATTTAGGCAAACAAGGCAACACTTCCAATACAAATCAAGATTCCAGTTGGATGCTGTTGTTTACCACAGATAACAACACATATACTGTTACCACACGACTATTAAGATATATTTTTGAAAGTGATTCTGAAATATCATTCTATTTTGATAACGATGTAACAATATATGATAATACTACAAATTCAACAGTACGAGATCAAATTAAAATTTTAAATATAAACCGCCAACCAGACTCAGTGTCACCTTTCACAGAAGATTATGAGTGGGATGTAACTTCAGCATACAGAGGTCTGGATGGCTATATTGATAATAGGAAGATTGTTCTATCATTTGCAGACACTGATTACAACGGAGTAGTAGATAATCCGCAATTATTTTTAGATATTGTGGATCCTTTTGCTTTGCCTATTTCAACCAAATACATTGTTCAGAAAAAATATTTAATTTCCACTGGGCAAGAAGATTATAGATATGTTTCCAATACTGGTAATCTTATAATTATTTTAGTTTCAGAAAGTCAACTACAGCCTTACGGAACCTACAAAGATGGACAATATTTTTATTTTACCAGTACAGGAGTTGTAAAGCAATTAAATCTTATAGCCGGTTTGTTAGTGCCAACGTTGGACTACAAAGTATTTCTTGGCAGAGACCATTTAAAGTTTCAGTATACTCACAGCGCAGATTTTGAAAGTAGAATTGATCCAGGCGTAAGCAATATTATGGATGTGTATGTTTTGACTAAATCATACGACACTGCTTATAGACAATGGTTAGCAGGAGCGCCAATATCTAAACCGTTGCCTCCTAGCTCAGACGAAATTAATAATTTGATAGGTGCATCGCTTGATGTTATTAAACCAATATCAGACGAAGTGATATATCATTCAGTAAGCTATCGATCATTATTTGGTATAGATGCTAATCCCGAACTTCAAGCTAAATTTAAAGTGACTAAAAATATGAATTCTGTCATATCCGATAATGATATTCAATCTAGAATCATTACAGCAATCAATCAGTTCTTTACTTTGGATAATTGGAATTTTGGAGACACATTCTATTTTACAGAATTATCAACGTATGTGATGAATCAACTAGCTCCGGATATAACAAATTTTATTGTAGTGCCTAAACAGAGTGGTTCCTATTTTGGAAGTTTGTTTGAAATAACATGTCCTAGTGATCAAATTTTTATAAGCACTGCTCTAGTGACAGATATTGAAATAATATCTGGCATCACTAGCGGTAATATTAAATCGGTTACCGGAACAGCACTCAATTCGGTGTCTACACAAAATATAACTAGCGCAACATACGGAAATTTAAATGGCTGATATTACCAATCCTTTTGGCAACAAAAAACCTCTAGCATCATCGCTACTGCCTAGTTTTTATCAAACTGATCCTAATAAAAGATTTTTACAAGCAACAGTTGATCAACTAATCCAACCTGGCGTAGTTAAAAAGATTAATGGATTTATCGGAAGAGAAAATTCAAAAGCTACAACCGGCGCCGATATCTTTTTGCAAGCTGCCACACCCGACAGACAACACTATCAATTAGAGCCTGGTATCACAATTGACGATGCCTTAGGAAACAACACATTTTTTAAAGATTATATTGATTATATTAATCAATTATCTGTATTTGGATCAAACACATCTAATCATTCTCGAATTAACAAAGAAGAATTTTACAGTTGGGATCCGCATATTGATTGGGATAAATTTGTTAACTTTCAAAATTACTATTGGTTGCCTTACGGCCCTGAGACTATCAGAATTTATGGACAGCAATTAACAGCAGTTAGTACATATACTATTGATTTGCAAGTTGAAGGCGCAAACAATCAGTTGGTGTTTACTCCAGATGGGCTTACACCTAATCCTGTGATTAAATTGTTCAGGGGGCAGACCTATACATTCAACATCAGTAGCCCAGGCAACGCAATCAGCATCAGAACAAAAAGAATCTTAGATAATTTAGACAAGTATAATACCGGAATTAGCCAACAGTCGGTAGAAACTGGCACAATTATATTCAAAGTGCCACTAAATGCTCCTAATGTTTTGTATTATCAAAGCGACAGAGACGTAAGTTTGGGTGGCGTTTTTGAAATTCTATCCATCGATCAAGACAGTTATATCAATGTTGAGACCGAAATACTAGGAAAAGCCACTTATAAACTTAGCAATGGTGTTGAATTAAGCAACGGAATGAAAGTATCTTTTGGAGGGAATGTAACTCCAACCAAATATGCCACAGGTGAATATTATGTGGAAGGTGTTGGATCTTCTATAGTATTGATCAACAAACAAATATTAGAAGTAAGTAGCATTTACACAATATCTCAAACAATATTGTTTGATTCAGAACCGTTTGACAGTACTGCATTCAGCGACACAACTGCTTTTGCTCAATTAAAAGATTATATTACAATTAATCGTGCAAGCCTTGACCATAACCCGTGGAGTCGTTACAATCGTTGGTTTCATAAAGATGTAATAGCCGCCAGCGCAGTATATAACGGCCATTTGCCCGATACTGATCAAGTACAGCGAGCAGTGCGACCTATTATAGAATTCCAAGCTAATTTAAAATTATTTAATTTTGGAACAACTGCTATTGTTGACGTAGATTTAATCGATAATTTTACAAAAGATGTTTTTTCAACAATAGAAGGATCTAGAGGCTATAACGTAGATTCAGTAGCATTGAGTCAAGGTCAAACAATATTGTTTACTGCTGACACTGATAAATTTGTAAAAAATAACATATATCGTGTTGAATTTGTTGATGTATTACATTCAAATGCCGGAAGTAGACAAATTCATTTAGTAAAAATTGCTGAGCCTACTTTAAATCAAGTAGCATTAATTCGAAATGGCACAATTAATCAGGCATTGATGTATTGGTATAACGGTTCTACTTGGGTCACTGCACAGACAAAAACAGCAATCAACCAATCTCCATTGTTTGATATCGTAGATTCAAACGGTTTTAGTTTTGGAAACTTGTCCATTTACGACGGTTCTACTTTTGCTGGAACAAAATTATTTTCCTATAAAATTGCTTCAACCGGCTCACAAGATCCATACTTAAATTTTCCGCTAAGTTACAAAAATATTAATAACATTGGGGATATTGTTTTTAATTTTAATTTAATCTCAGATTCTTTTAGGTATAAAGATGTAACAACTGTTATTACTAAAGGAATTAATACCGGATTTTTAAGCCGCACTACTGGTTCAAATACTACGGAATACATAAACGGCTGGCAAAAATGTAATTCTACAACAGTTCAAGCTGGTGTCAGGATTTATAAAAATTCTAACAAGACTAATAATTTTGACATAGATATCTTTGATGATATAACAAAATTAAATGATTTGCAGATAAAAGTTTTTGTTAACGGTGTAAAATTGCCTAGTAGCGGTTATGCTATTACTAACGGTGCTTTTTATAAAACACTGACATTAAGTAATCCTATATTGTTGACAGATGTTTTAACAATTAAAACATATTCTCTACAGCCGATTAATTCTAATGGATTTTATGAAGTTCCATTAAATTTACAAAACAATCCGTTGAATCAACCCATACTAGATTTTACATTGGGCGAAGTTATTGATCATCTTAACTCCATAATTAGCAATATACCTCAAACATATGATCTTTCTCATATTAGAGATTTGGGTAATATTACGCAATACGGTACAAAGTTTATTCAACATAGTAGTCCTGCCAGTTTAAATGTATATC